CTCCATACGAATTTACGGCACCTAAAAGAACGCTTGGATCATTGAGTAATCCCAGTCTTTCTTGATATTGTTTTGCCCCATACCGCTTCATCCAGTAGTTTGGATCTTCGGCTTGGGCACGGCTAATTCCTGCGTTAGCCACAAATTGATTAGGCGCCCAACCAACATCTGTCGGTGTTTTTCCATAGCCAGGCACAAGGGTTCGGCCAAGAACAGTTAAGCCTACTAGTTTTTGGTCTTTAGTGGTATGCCCAGCCTCTCCCAAGTTGGTTCCTACCAGAGCAGCCATTTGCCCTGGGGTAAGATTTAACAACTGCTGGGTAGTACGTGGCATGTTAAATGTTATTTTTGTTCTATTCTCCTACCCAATTTGAGTCAGCTTTGAGTCCAGGGATAAAGAAGGTTTGTAATCCTACAACCAAACTTAACTGGGCAGCCAAACGCTTGACAAAGTTAGGGCAAAGAATCATCGGTTTGATGCAACAACACTGGCCTCCGCAAACCCAAGGGTTTATGCCAGCAGGAGCCTGTACCAATACAAGCTCCCTTCAGTCTACCAAATGGTAATTTTACCGATTGGCCGAGAACATTGCATTGAACTTACCTTCGGCTTTTGGACCAAAAATCTGTTCTTTGGTGAGGTTGGGCAACAGCGCACCAGCGGTAAAGGCTGGGTAACCCGTGGTACCAAAGGGAGTGTTTCCGATGGGAATCTTAATGGGAGGACCAGCAAAATTACCCATGGCTTGAACAGAAGAATTTGGAGTGTAAAGAGCGGCCCCCATAGCAGCCGAATTAGTGTTGACAGTAGTTGTTGGTACGATCGGGAAAGATAAATTGTAAACTTGATCAACAGTGCTGTTGTAATTTCCCGCCATTGGGTTGTCTTGCGCATCGGAAGGCATGCTGCCAGGTGCACGGACAATTGCGCCTGGCATTGAATTGGCATATTCTTCCAGTCCAGGTAACTTAAGGTTGGATGTATATACGTTAACGGCAAATGGGTTGTATCCCATGGCAGTCGGAGTAGTAGTAGCAGAAGGCGCAGCTTTTCCTTTAATTACTTCTTGAATCACGTCGTACCCTGCTTGGCCAGGCTTGACTTTACTTGCAAGATCATTCTTGCTACCAGGACCGTACTTTTGCGCCCAGATGCGCATGCCCATGTCTTCAGACTTTGAGTAATCTTTAGATTTCAAATCTTTTTCACGTTGAGCAGCGTAGGCCAACATCTCTGGACTTTGTGCGGCAAGCTGTGCAGTACGAAACACTTCGTTTTGGTAAGCGCGTTCTGCCGCTGGGTATTGACCAGGGAACCCTGCGCCGGTGCGATAATTTTCTGCTGACTGCCCTGCAGCTAATTCGCGGTTTTTATAATTAGTCCCAAAATTTCTTAGGCCGCTGGAACCATCTGCATTTGCCGAGAGCAACAATTCATCTCTGGCATATCCCTTCGGAAGATTAGCTAATCCACGTCCAGTATCCGTAGCCGAGATGTTAGCGGGATTACGAAAACGATTCTCGTTTCTCCAGTTATTAAACTCAGCTTGATTTGTTCCTACAGGAGAAGTATCTGGCGTGTTGTAGGCCGAAATAATAGCCCCCGGGACTTTGCCTAGCAAGCTTGATAAAGCGCTTCCGGCTTTTTGAGGAGAAGAAACAACATCTTTTAAATTATTAAAAAGACCGCCAACGCCTCCGACATTAGTGGGAGGCCTCATTAACGCTCTTTTTGCTTCCATAAGTTTATCGTATTGCGTGGGGCGATTGTTGCCCGTTGTTACATTAGCCATTACCGATAAGCCTCATGAAGATAGATACGTGAACCAACAGCGGTGTCGGCAGGGCCTGGCAACGCTTGAATAAACTCGGCACCTGAGCGTTCGTAGCGATACCGAGCTTGGTATTCGTCTTTGTAGTTAGGTACAAAAAGAATACCGGCTAGGCGATTTGTCTCATAGAGATAAATCTGATTCCAGACTTTAAGTGCTTCTGATGCATTGCTAGAGCGAATCGTACGATCCACGTCACCAAGGATGCTTTCCAGGCGAGTGCTGGGATTAGAAGCAACCTCAGTTTTCTTCTCGGCTGTATCACAACGACCTAGTTGAATAATCAGCTTGTCGTAAAAATACGAGTCCGGAATTGTGTTCAGGGATTCTTCCAGGCGTGCATAGTCACCTGCCGGCACTGAGACCGTGAAGTATCCGAGATGGTATCGGACCCTGCTTTTATCGTACTCAGCTAGCTGCACTAATTTAATACGTTATTTTTTAATTATAAGAGCTTAAGCCTAACCCCAGATAGCGTTTATGTATTCTTGCGGCAGGCCACTAGTGTCAGTAACACCTTGTAACATGTTGGTGCCACCGCCCATGAGACTTGCAAGAAGTTGGTCTTTGAGAGATTCGGATGCAGTCTTGGTGCGGGCCTGTGGTTGTGTTGCAGCCTGATACTGTGTTCCTTTCATAAAGGCTTCCAGGATGTCGTTGGTGCGTTGCTGCGATTGTTCGTAAGTTGGTGATTGAGATGAAGTTGTTGAGCCTGTTGCAGAAACAATAGAGGCCGGTTGACCTAATCTAGACATGTGCCCAAAGCCTAATTCGTACTTATTATCTCCTGTTACAAAAGTGCCTAAGTTGCCAAATCCAGAACTGCCCGGCTTAGGCGTATATGTACCAGTGCCTTGATAAGAAAGTTTAGTTGCCGCAGGCAAAGCCAGATCTTCCCCTTGGTGAAAAGAACTAGCTCCTGCCGTGGGCGCAACACGCGCACCAAATCCTGATGTAATTGTAATACCTGATTGAGGATTGACTACAATTTTGCCACTTGCATCTTTAACAAATGCAGGAATTTCCTGTTGGCCAACACGCAAGCCAAGCAACGGACTGCGAATTGTGCGTGGATCCAGATACTGCCCAGTGGCTCGATCTTTTACATATAGATGAGCGTGGGGACCAGTGGCTGTACCACTTTGTCCAACATCTCCTAAGTCAAACTTGGATGCCATATTGCTAAATCGGTTCTTTTATTTTAAGACAAAAAAACCCCGTCGAAATCAACGGGGTTAAACGTAAGTCAAACTCTTACTAAGTTTGCAGAAAAGACTGAATCCCAATCCACCCGACGAATTTGCTTTAACTGCTCCAGGTTATTAAACCTTTCACCTGACAGGCTCATCTGCAAGTCTTTAATTTCCCGAGCAGTCTTAAGGCCAATTCCCTTGATGTGATCCGCAATCATTTGTGCAGTAGCACTGTTGATATTAAGACGGGTATCGGGAGGAAACTTGCGTGGCTCTTCTGCGGATGCTTTGTCTTTTACCTGAAGAGTCTTAACCTTTTTAGTGGCTTCTTCGTCAGGTAAAAGCTCAGATTTATAGGCGGTAAAAAGGCGACCATCTTGGTCTTCAACCATGAACCAGTCGCCATTATCAAACTCGCTTACAATCTTGACGCGTGCGCCGTTCTTCTTGTGTTGGTAAAGCATGGATACCAGAGGGTGTCTGGTATCCACTTTAACCTAATTAGCTGACGGTGCGGTTGTTGACGTAAGAATCAATATCCTCGTAACTGGGGGCGTCATCCGGACGGATGTAGCACACTTCGACAACTAGGTAGCCAACGCGACCAGCGTTTGCATCAGCATCAGAGATGTAGATGCCACCAGAGACGGAGGTGTCGTTAGCGGCGCCTTTGGCAAACACACCAAGAGTAGTGGAAGCAGTGACGGGATAATAAGAAACAGTGCCAGAGCCAACACCTGAGATAGCGGGAACGCCGGTGCTAGTGATGAAGGGGTTGGTACCAAAACCTTGCGTACCACCAGCGAAGTAAATCTTGGTGGAAGCATCACCGGAGACCGTAGAGGTCATGTTGGCTTGGATCGAGCCTTCAGCAACACCAGAGAAAGCAACGCCAGTGACGGCAGTTGCAGTACCAGTGTTACGGCCAAAGGAGATGATGTTACCGGTAGCAGCATACACACCGGAAGCGGTGCGGCCATCGCCCCAGCCAGAGGCCACGGAGATCGCAGTGCGATACACATAAGAAGGTTGAGTGGCGCTACCAGAGATCACCATACCGGTGATGTCAGTACGAGTGTCGTCCTGCCGATAAGGGGAAGGAACAATCACGCTCATGTACTGGCCGCTAGCGGTAGCGTTACCTGAAGCCCAGGTCACGGGCACATAGCCACGTTGCTGGAAGTAGCGGTAACCAGGAACGGCTAGTACAGAGGTGGGGCCACCTTTGGAAGAATCGTTGGTACCATCGGCGGGGTTGGCGTCAATGTTTTTGTACCAACCGTTGAGGGGATTAGTCCAGTTACCTGGATAAATCTTTTTAGCGGTCAAGTAAGTCATTTATCTCTCCTGAGAATAAGTTATAGGTTATTTGATAACGCCGTCATCAGAGACGAAGCTAAACGCATTAGTAATGAAATCTTTGTTAAGAATTTCAAAACCAGCGTACAGCTGCCAAATCAAGATAATGAAGCGGCTGAAGTCATCATTGTTGTTGATGAGCACCTGGGCGTTTGGACCACCAATGCCGACGCCAACTGCCTGAGGACCAAAGAAGTAACCTTGGGAAACTTCCTGGGTGCTGTAGTTGGAACCACCGTCAAAGGAAGCGCTAAGGGTCTTGGTCGGGAAGTTGGTCGACTCGAAGAACTTAACACCTTCAAATTGCACGCCAGTAGGCATGACGGGTTCGCCAGCAAGGAAGTAACCTTGGCCAGCTTGGGGACCCATGTAGAAGCTGGAGTTGTTGGGCATACCGGGGTTGCCCATGTACATCCCTTGGCCGGGGTTGCCAGCGTAACGAGCAATCTCACGGAAGTCGGAGTCACGACGCAGGTGCATCATGAACGTAGGATCACAGATGCAACGATACAGACCATCGGAATAGGTCGGTACGTTACGCTTACGTAGATCCTTAACAACGTTCAGCAAGTCGGTACGAACTTGGAACTGCTGGACCTGATTGGTGTACTCAGTGGAGGTATAAGAAATACGACCAGAGGAATCTTTGGTTTTGCCACCAGCAAAGTAGTAACCACCTTGGGTAGTATCGGCTTTGCCGTTAGCTTCGGCTTTGGCCAGTTCGTCAATGAATACGCGGTCACGCCACCGGCGATAGTCATCAAGCAGCGTCAGGCTACCGATGGACTGGTGGAACATGTTGAGGTTGCCAGTGTCCAGCAGCATGCGCTGGGCAGTGATCAGGGTCTCACGAGCAATCTTAAAGGTTGAAGGCTGGGTCGGATCGCCGGGGTCTGCAGGACCGGTGTATTCCTTAAGCACCACCAGGACTTTCTCCTTGGTGATGTTACGGGCGTTGGCGGTACCGATAGTTTGGTCGGCAATACGCTCACGGCTGTCCTTGGTACCAGGAGTACCCCAGAACTTGTAGCGGTCTAACTGAACGGTTTGGCCGGGCTGGCGAGTGAAGTCGTGGACAACCACGGGCTCAACTGCCATTTC